AGTTTTAATTCCTGGTCTTAAAGCAGCTGCTGATCTTAGTGCGAAACAATTTCACGCTGTTAAATTAACTGGCGATCATATCGTCAATTTCTCTGGTGCTGGCGAACTTTCAGTTGGGATTCTTCAAAACGATCCTAAGCTAGTGGGCGAAGCCTCTTCAGTTGCATGTGCTGGTGTATCGAAAGCCAAGTGTGGAGCGACAATCTCTGCTGCTGGACTTCGACTTGCTGCTAATGTCGCTGGACTTTTGGTTCCTGCAGCTTCTGGGGATTTCGTTATCGGAGTGAGCCTTGCGCCCGCTGCTACTAACGATGTGTTCGAAATGTTACTTCAACTTGGCGATGAACTCGCTTAATTAAGGGGAAAGATTAAATGAGCCAACCTACACAAAGATCAGTTCATGTTAACCGTCCTCTGACTAATATCTCGATTGCGTTCATGAATCGGCGTGAAGATTTCATTGCTGATAAAGTGTTTCCTGCAATCTCGGTGTCTAAGCAGAGCGACCTTTACTATATTTACAACAAGGACGCGTGGTTTCGCAGTGATGCGAAGAAGCGTGGTCCTGGACAAGAGTCCGCCGGATCAGGCTACGAAATGACTACGGGTCAATATTTCGCTGACGTTTGGGCACTTCATAAAGACGTGGCCGATCAAGAGCGAGCGAACACTGACGAGCCTCTCGATGCAGATCGTGATGCTACTGAGTTCGTTATAGAGCAAATTCTTCTTCGAAAAGAAAGAGAATGGGCAGCTAAATATTTCACCACAGGCTTGTGGACCGGTTCCACGACTTCGACCGACATAACTGTATCTCCTTTATGGGATGCTACTAGTTCGGATCCTATCAAAAACATTCGTCTTCAAGCTCGATCCATGAAAAGGAAGACTGGTCGTAAACCCAATGTCTTGATTGTTTCAGGATCAGTCGACGACGCGCTTCGTGATAACGCTGCTGTATTGAACCGAATTTCTGGTGGAGCACTTCCTGGTAATCCGGCGATGGTAACTCCTCAGTTGCTTGCTATGGCTTTTGACGTTGAAAAATATGTTGTCGCTGAAGCAATCCACAATACAGGAAAAGAAGGACAAGCCTTCGTGGGTGCTGAAATTTTTGGCAAGCACGCATTGTTGATGTACGCGGAACAATCACCTGGTATTCGTAAACCTTCTGCTGGTTATACGTTTACTTGGAGTGGTTTGCTTGGTGGCGCTGCTGGCGTTCAGATGAGCAAGTTCCGAATGGAACACCTTAAAAGCGATCGTGTTGAAGCTGAAGCCGCTTTCGATCAGAAGCTTATTGCTGCTGATTTGGGAGTGTTTTTCGCTAGCGTAATTTCATAATGAATTATTACGCTCTTAGATCTATGAGAGTATCGGAGAACGGTCGGGTTCGAGAAGTCGAGCCCGGCCAATCCGTTGATGTCTCTTCTTGGAGTCCCTACGTTCTTAGAGCCAATCTCTCGCGATCTTATATCGAACAGCGCGATGGGGAGGTGGAAGCGGTTTCAGATAATGGACCGGAACTTCCATTTATTAAGCTCAAGAATAAGGGCGGTCGGCCTCGCAAGAAGCCGTTAGAGACAGTTGAAGCGGAGACGAGCACAGAGCTGCCTTCCGCGTAATGAGGGGGAGCTTCCTTGACTTGGACTTATACCAATGATCCTGCGAATAATACCCTTGATCGTGTTCGACTCACCCTTGGTGATACGGACGAATGCGATCAGATTCTTTCTGACGAAGAACTAAATTATTTTATTTTAAATGCTGGTGGATGTAGTCGCACGGCTTCGATTGAAGCGTGCTTTGCAATCATGGCCAAGTACTCACGATTTGCAAATGAATCGGTTGGCTCAGTTAGTATTCAAAACGCCGAGAAGTCAAAACAGTACAAGGCACTCGCAGATCAAATTAGGGTTAGAATGAGTATCTATGTAACACCTATTGCGGGTGGCATTAATGTTGGCGATAAACGAGCGGTCGAATCCGATTCGAATAGAGTAAACCCATCCTTCAACCGCGATCTTCACGACAATGGAAGGGACAATCCACCGGATGAGCGTGAAAATTGAGTTTAAAGAAAAGCGTGGCAACTACGACAAGCTCGTGGGAAAAACTGAGCAGCTACGAAACTCCTTCGTCGTGATCGGGGTCCTGGAGAAGTCGTACGATACGAAATACCCAGGACCCGATTCAACCAGTGTAGGTCAAGTGGCCTTCTGGAATGAATTTGGCACCGTTAACATGCCCGAGCGCCCCTTTATGCGCTCTGCATTTGATACGAATAGGGCCGTAATCGACCGCACTCGAGATAAACTTTTAGGCGAAATCGTCGACTGTAAGCTCGGCGTGAAAGAAGGGCTTACGAAACTAGGATTTATGATGCGCGAATTTATTCAGCGCAGAATTAATATGGCTACCTCATGGGCCACGCCGCTTTCTCCACTAACCGTGAAGGCTAAGGGTTCAGCAAAGCCTTTAATCGATAGCGGGCTAATGTTACGCTCGATCGATTTCGAGGTTAAAGAGTGAATTTTAATTACCATCTTCTAAAAGGCTCAGCACTAATCTCTAGGGGCGTGAAGCTCTTATGCGCTCGAAAAAAGGGCCATATCTTCGAAAAGGGTCGGCCTGTATCAAGTGGGATGGATAAGTTTAATTTTGTTGGAAATGTTCAGCCATTAAGTGGAACTGAATTGCTGCGCTTGGAAGAGGGGCAGAGATCGAGGGAATTTTTCAATATTTTCACGATCTTCCAAATAACTCTTAAAGACTTGGTTACGTATAACGGCGTTCAGTACGAAGTAGATCAAGTTGAAGCCTGGCAGTCTTATTACAAAGGCAGAATGGTGAAGGTCGACGTTGAACCATCGTGACTTACAGGATGCTATTTGGAGTTGGGCGGATAAAAACACCCCGGCAGACGTCACGGTTATTTGGTCGCGAGCAAACTCCTTTCGTCCAGGCGAGGGTCCATGTCCACCCGGCGAACCCTACGTCACACTTCAATTCACCGCTATTTCGCAGAAAACAGGTCAAGACACTTGGCTTGAACAGGACGATACCACCAAGATTATTGGCGGTCAGAGGACGGCGACGGTTTCAATTGTGGCCTATGGACCGAGTGAGAAAACTCAGGCCCTTGGTCGACCATCCGCAGCACAAATTATTATGCAAATGCGCGACGGTTTAGATCACCCAGAAGTTTGGGCATCGATGCGAAAGGCTGGTCTTTCGGTACATAACGAACCCGTGGTTCAAGACGTGTCGAGTTTGCTAGAGACAGGTTTCCAGGACAGAAGTAACATGGACATAGTTTTTGGATTCGCACACAATCAGGTCGTAGAAACTGGAGCTATCGAAATAGTGCAGGGTGAGGGTGAGTTCGAGGGGATTGATACCATCTCGGAAACTTTTGACATTCAGTAGGGGGAAACAATGAGTTTAAACCAAATCATTAATGTTCAGATTGATCGACAAACGTCTCTGCCCAGCAGAACTGGGTTTGGAGTGCCGTTGATTCTTGGTCGTTCAAATAAATTAACACCAAAGGTTCAAACGTTTACGGATATTGAGTCAGTGGCCGCAGTATTTGCACCCGCTGATGCTGAATATGTCATGGCTCAAAAACTTTTGAGTCAAACGTTCGTTCCACCTGTTTTCAAAATTGGGAAGTGGACAGTAGCTGATGTAATTTCAGTAAATCTCGACGACATTCGCAATATCGATGACGACTGGTACTGCTTACTTTTAGATTCCGCAACGCAAGCCCATATTCAAGATGCTGCTGCCTATATCGAAGCCCTTAAGAAAATTCACCTCGCAATGAGCACGGATGATCCAATTTTTTCAGCTGCTTCAACTACGGATGTTGCTTATGTTTTAAAAGCTGCTGGATATGATCGAACCGCAGTCATTGCAAAGAAGGGTCCAGTAACCGACTTTCCTCATGCAGCCTGGGCGGGAATGATGCTCCCACGAACTCCTGGTGAGGCAACCTGGGTGTATAAGAGCCTGAGTGGCGTAGCGGTTGACGTTCTAACTCCTGGTGAAAAAGCGGTTGCACTTCGTAATGCTCAAGGAACTGGTAAGAATGCTAACACCTATACCCGAGTGGGTGGTGTGAACGTTACTCAAGAAGGAAACATGGCATCCGGTGAATACATCGACGTCATGAGGGGTGTTGATTTTATTAGTGCTCGCATTCAAGAGCGCATCTATTTCCAACTCGTTAATCTTCCCAAAATTCCTTACACCAACGCTGGCGTGAACATCATTTTAAATGAAATTGATGCCGTAATGAAAACAGCGATTAACCAAGGGATTTTACGTGCCGATCCAGCCCCTACGGTTTCAGCTCCTGATGTTCAGGACATCGACCCAATTGATCGTGGCAATCGATTACTTCCTGATGTGAAGTTCCAAGGACAATTGGCTGGAGCTATTCACAGAACTGAAATTCAAGGCGTGGTCACACTTTAAAGGGAGATGAGAAATGCTAAAAACATATAATCCAAAAGAAGTCAGCATGATTATCGCAGGCAATATCGTTAGTGGATATGCCGATGGATCCTATCTGACAGTTGAAAGAAACGAAGATAGTTTTAGTTTAAGTATTGGAGCTGACGGAGAAGGCGTGAGATCAAAGAGCAATAACCGCTCTGGAAAGTTCACGTTCTCTGTTCAACAAGGTTCATCGATCAACGATATTTTATCCGGACTTTATATTGCTGATGAAAATACAGGTAAGGGAGTGTTCTCGGTTTTCGTAAAAGATAACCAAGGATCAAGCCTTCACACTGCTGAAACGGCCTGGGTCGTTAAGCCGGCTTCTGCTGAATATGCAAAAGAAGTTGGAACGCGCGAATGGGTTCTTGAAACAGACAGCCTTGCTTCATACATTGGCGGAAACTTCACAAGCGTGGTGGCATAATTAAATGATCGAGATGGTTGAAAAAGAAGTAGACGGCATTGTTTATAAAATTGAACAATTCCCTACGACAAAAGCCATCCGAGTCCTGACGCAGCTCGGAAATCTTCTTGGCCCATCCCTTCAAGACGTTGTGGGTGGAGCTGGAGTAAAAGAAAAGTCCGAGCAGAGTAAATTCTTTGGAAAAGCGATTGGAGAACTTCTCTCTCGCATGGATAAAGAATCCAACGTGGCCCTGGCTAAACAGTTGATTGAAAGTGTTTTGAGGGGTGAAGGCGCCAAGATCAATTTTGAATTGGATTTTCGGGGCAAGCTTGGCCACTTGTTGAAGTTACTGGTTGCGGTTTTGGAGGTGAATTACTCCAATTTTTTAGAAGACCTCCTCGGCATCCTCGACGGGGTGAAGGGGAGCAGCTTCAAGGAACCGTTAACTGGGCAGTTTGGCGAATCGTCCTCTCGAAAATAGCGACGCTTACAGAGATTGAGACTCATTGGAATCTTAATGATCTTATGGAAGCGCATGAGGCTCTCGATATACAAGCCGAGGCCATGCGAAAAGCGCACGGGAGGAAGCCGAAATGATTCTCAGAGAACTTATCACCAAACTTTCATTTCAGACCGATAACGAAGGTCTTAAGAATCTCGAAAAACAACTTGAAGGACTTCAATCAACAGCCTTAAAATTCGGTCTAGCCGCCGGCGCCGCCATAGCAGGCGTTACAGCTCTAGCCGCAAAAACACAGGCACAGGTTCGTCGCGCGGCTCTTGAGAGTGGTCTCACCGGAAAGGCATTTGATGATCTTGCAGGAAAATTACAGGAACAAGCTCTTAGGGTTTCGGAAACGCTCGGCGTGTCGACTGCCGACGCTGCTAAAGTATTTGCTCAGGCAATTGACAGAGGGATTGATCCGGCTTCGGCGAAGTTTGAAAAACTAAATGAAGTTATTCTAAAGGTAGCAAAAGTGGCCGAAGTAGACGGCGCACAAGCTTTTGATAGTTTTGGAAAAATTTCACAACAGCTCTTTGGGAACTTCGATCAGATTGATCGAATTGCAAATGTCGTACAAGCAACCACACTAAGAACCACAGCTAGTTTCGAATCACTTTCGCAGGCAATGGTTCGTATTGGGCCCATTGCTGCACGAACCAATACGACTGTAGAAGAGTTTGCAGCCATTCTGGGATCACTAGAAGATAGCGGTATTCCAGCTCGAAGAGCGATGGGATCACTTACAGAAGTGATGAATACTTTCATCAATCCATCAGCCGAGGCACAGGATATTATTAATAAACTTGGTCTAAATATGTTAGACGCAAACGGAAGGTTTGTTTCTTTTATCGACGTTATTTCGCAATTAGAAACGGCGACAGTTGGGATGACGGATGTTCAGAAGGATTTTGTCCTTCAGCAACTAGCTGGAGCCCAGGGCGCTACGGTATTCGGTCAACTTTTAAAAAAGGGAAGTAAAGAGCTTCGTTCGATTACAAAAGATGTGACTGGCACGAATGTTGTTAACGAACAATTCGAAGAACTCATGCAGGGAGCTGGAGAACAAACCACCAGACTCATGCGCGCGCTTTCAGCTCTAGGCTCAACTCTTGGAACTCCATTTCTTCAACCCCTTACCAATGCTGCCTCAAGAATTGCAGACATTATTGCTGGGGTGAGAAAATGGATTGCTGAAAACGATGCTGTCGTTGGGCCTATCATTCGACTTGCGGGCATTGTTGTGGGTTTAGTTTTAGCGTTCGGTGGGCTTTCCTTCATTATCGCAAAAGTAATAGTGGTCGGCAAAATTATAGCCGCACTATTTACTACGGCGGCGCTTACGGTGGTCGGTTGGGTTGCCGCGATAGGGGCCCTTCTGCTTGTGATGGAGGATCTCTGGGTTTTCCTTAACGGTGGGGATTCACTTATCGGTCGACTGGTTGATGGTTGGATTAGATGGAATAATCAACTCGCCATGAGCAGCCCTATTCTTGCAACAATTTCAGATACTTTTAGAATTATTACTGAATACCTTTTAGCTTTTCCTCGCCTTCTTATTGATGCAGGAAATGCGATTGGGGCCTTCTTTGCCACAGGGGATGTCGGAACCGCTCTTAAAGATTTTACTAAGGATGGTTCGTTTACCGACAGGGCTTCGAAGATATTTTTTGGTGGTTCACAAAATGACCTCACACAGGCGGGTGGAGGAGTTAAATCTAACACAGCAAACGTCACGATAAATGCAACCGTTCCGCCAGGCACCAACCCAGATGATGTAGGACAGTACTTGGGTGGAGTATTAAGCGGTGAAATGGAAAAACTCAGCTCAACGTTTGAAGAGTTTGAACCGTCGGTGGTGCAATAATGCCTAGCATCTTTGAATTAGTGCCCGCTTTTCGACGAAACAAAGTTCGCCTCTCTATTCCTGACACAAGTCGGGTGAATAATTTAGGTCAACCCACGGCTATCAACCTTCTTGAAATCGAAGCCATGATCGAAGAGACCGCATCCTATACAAGCACACTGACTGAAAGTCCCATCGAGGATGGATCTACAATTGCGGATCATGTGACGATTCAGCCGAGAGAAATTGTTTTAAATTGTATCATTACGAATCATCCTCTTACGCTTCAAAGCACGCTTATCGGAAACGTAGCCGGACTAGTGGGTGGTATCATAGGCAGGTCTTCTCGAAACAATATCGCATCAGCCATTGGGACAGGTGGGCTTGCCACTATTGCCGCAAAAATTAGTAATACAATCACAAATGACGGCGGTCGCGTAACGAATGCGATTCAAAAACTTCAAGCTGCATGGGAAGGTGCCGCCCTTATAACCGTTGAGGGTGGATTAACCACCTACAGCAATATGTTGATCACCAAAATAGATATGAAGCGGAACAAGGACACGAGCAATACGCTGCCGTTTACGATTACGATGAGAGAGGTCAGAATTGTTCGTTCAAAGACGATTACGCTTCCGAAGCAGGTTATTACAAAAGCACGACAGCGCACAGCCGCACCCACAACCGACAACGGTCGTCAGCCCACAAACGGACCGACGGCTGAACAAACGTCAAAGTATGTAGAAAATAGAAGTAAGCTCGCCACGTTTAGTGACTTTGTTAAAGGAAGTGGCGGAGGAAGATCGCGATGATTTTTCTAATCCCGGTTGATAATGATCAAGCCGCATTTTCACAACAACATGACTTCGGTGGGTATATTATGACCCTCAATTTTTATTACAACTCTCGATACGCGAGATGGTTCATCGACATGATTGATCAAGATGGAAACGACATTGTGGTGGGAAGACCCGTAAACGTATCCGCCGATCTTACAAGTAGGTTTGATGATCCTCGACTTCCTGATGGGTTTATAACGAGTCTCAATTTTGCAGTGCCCTTTGCCGAAGCTACAGAAGATACTTTAGGAGATGACGTTCAACTTATTTATGACGACGGAGTAGAGTAATGAACGAGAGGCTCTTTGGACGCAGCGCGATTCTTATTGTTAACGCTGGTTCAGAGGCCAAGAAGTTTTCCGGTATCACACCACCCGCCGTTACGAACGTCTCGTTTAAAAACAATGAAGCCAGCATTCAACGTCCCGAAGGACTTGAAGAGGTTTTTAGAATCGGCTTTAACGTCGAACTCACCTCCGAAGCCAATGCCAACACGGCCGCCGTTTCCATCTACAACATGAATGAAACGAATCGCTCCTTCTTTGAGAAAAAAGATTTGAAAGTTGTTCTCATGGCAGGATACGGACCCAAGCCCTCGATAGTTTTTAAGGGGGATGTTGTGGGAGAGAAGACCAGCAGCAAGAAATCTGGTCAGGATATTATTACAACCATTGAAAGTGGGGATGGTCGATTTACTCTTAAAAACACTGTGCTGAATAAAACGTTTGCTCCTGGCATTAGTCTGGAAAGCGTTATTAAAGACATTCAGAAGTCGATGGGGCTTCCTGGGGATTTGAAGGACATTAAATCAGAGACGTTTAATCAGGGGCTCTCTATTAGTGGTTCGCCGAGAGAAGCACTGGATAAACTTACAGAAAAGCAGAATCTCGAGTGGTCAATTCAGGGCGGGGTGCTTCAGATTAAGAAAAAAGGCGGCGCAATTAGTGGTGAGGTC